CAGCCAGCGGGTGAGGTACTCGTTCCCGTTGGCTTCGCTGGTTTGTCTACAGCCCATTTATAGTATAGGGCTATATGGTCGCCGTTGGTTCCGTCGCTTTGCAGGGTTACATCAGCCGAAGAAAGGAGGTGGTCGTTATCATCGTACAAGTCCATACGGGCATAGTCATAGCCGCCACTAAAGAGCGTACCAGTAACATAGGACTTTGAAGCCGTCGTGATTGCGCTGCTTTGTCGTGTTTCCCCATACTTAGACCTCGTCAGCTTCATATAGTAGCCTGTCGGCATTGTCGTTACGTCCTCAGTAAGCCCTCCTTTAGTGTGTACGACCTTGAACAGGGCTGTTCCAGGCGCATACTGCGTAGAACTTCCGCTGACGGTCTTTTTTACGCTGATAGAAGGGCTGTTGTTGACCAACATACGGTAGTATTCCGCATCGTCGCCAGTCTCGCCCTTGATACGCACCTTCACCCAACTACCCCAAACACCGTTCTTGCACTCACGCTCTGCTCTCCATTTTGCCGTAGTGAAGTCAAAGGAAGGATTGCGCACTGGGTCATACCAACCTTGTGCCGTCCTTGCGCTGTCAGTATTGCTTGGGTCTGCAGGGCAAGTCTCGTTAGGGGAAAACTCTACGTCGTAGGTGTCGGTATCAGTCATTTGCCGTGGAGTGCTCCAATTGCTCTTTGTACCGTCCGAATAGAATATACAAGAAGAAGCCCATACTTGTGCCGTGCCTGAGGGGATAGCGTCATACCAGTTTACGGTCTGGCTCGCACTATCAGTCCCAGCAGGAGGTATTGGGTTGTCGTATGTATTATAGCTACCCGTCTGCGAGTTGCTCGGAGTGTTCGGAGTGTTGTTACAACGGCAAAACACTACGCTCTTATAGCCGCCAACGTCACCATAGGCTCCAATGATTACGGGGTCTGTATTCGTTGGGTTGCCACGATCATAGTTGATAGTCTCGTAGTTCCAAAGATACTTATTCGTCGGTGTCAGCTTGGCAGCATTAGCCGTTGGGTCAGTAGTCCAGCCAGTAGTCTCACGGGTAATACCTGAGTTCTGACTGCTGGCGAGATAGTGTTCCGTCACACCCGTTATGTTACGTCCGTCAATGGCGTTGTGACCTATCAGGGCAGGTGGTGTCTTGGTGTTGGCACCGTAGGAATAGACTATCTCCTCGTAGTTCCAAAGGTAGTTTCCTGACACCTCGTCGCCAGTAGGCATGCGACCTTCAACCCAAGTAACATTGTTGTAAGTCACTCCCGAAGAAAGGTTTGACAAAGCATAATACTCTTTGAAGGAGGAAACGCTGCGGCCAGCGTCGCCTGTCTCACCTTTGATGCGTACTATTACCCAACTGCCCCACTCACCATTCTTTTTCTCGCGCTCTGCACGCCAGTACATAGCCGTAAAGTCCTCTGAGCTGTCAAGTTCAGGGTCGAACCATACCTGTGTTCCTGAGCCTCCGTGACGGTTTGCGTCTGTAGGTGCAGCAGGTGTAGCGTCACCAGTCTGCATCTTAGCAAATTCAACGTCGAAGGTGTCCGTGTCCGTCATTTTCCTTGGTGTAGTCCATGCTGCCTGCTGCGGAGAAAGCCCGTCACTGGAGAAAATACGGGTAGAAGCCCATAGCGTTTCTTCCCCTGCTGGTATGCCGTCGTGCCAGTACTTACCCGACTGAGCCGTTCCGTCCGTTTTCTTCACTCCCCACGATGTATCATTAGGCGGGTTAGGCTGGTTGTATGAACCGTATGAAGCAAGTGGAGTCTGAGGCTCCACGTTGGTACGAGTGAAGATAGTGCTCTTGAAGTTGCTCTGTCCTGTGTTACCCTTCTCTCCGTAGATACGTGAAATAACCCAGTCACCGTCATACACGCCATTGCTCACCTTGCGCTCGGCTCGCCATATCATCGTCTGACCGCTCGGAAGATTGTTTGGGTCATACCAGCCCTCGCTCGAATGATCTGCAAAAGGAGTGTTGCCCGTAGGAGCTGAGGGAGCCGTGCTGCTGGGGCTAAATTCAATGTCGAGGGTGTCCGTGTCCGTCTCACGGGCAGGATGGCTCCACCCGCTGCTTGTGCCGTCTGAATAGAAGGTGCAGACGGTAGACCATAGCTGTGCCGTTCCGTCAGGCACACCGTCATCCCAGCCCGTAGGCGTTGGGCTGTCATAGCTGCCGCCCGAAGGGGTCGTTGAGCTGATGTCGGTATTCGTGCGCTTGAAGGCGCGAGCCTTGAAGTGACCGCGCAAGCCAGCCGAAAGCACCTGCCAGTAGGCAGTATTCGTCGGAGCTATGCCCGCTGTTGTCTGCTGGATGCAACGGTAGTAGGAAGTAATGTTGTTGGCCGTATATACCACCTCGTCACCGACGTAGTAGACGTAGGACGCATTCCAAACGCCACGGAAGCAGCCCAGCACCTCCTCATCCTCACCGCCTTGGCTCTGAACGATAGTTCCTTTCAGTACCAGCTTGCCGTCGCCGTTGATGTTGAACTTCAACATGTCGCCCAGCTTCATAGCGTCGTTGAGCATGTCGAAGAAGCTATTGCCGTCGCCTGATACCACCTTGTCAGTAGTCACGCGGCCTGGAAGGACTTCTGAGAAGCCGTATAGAGGAACAAACGAGCGTCCATCCTCATACTCGCTGTTGAGTATTCCGTAGAGGAAGTGGTAGTACCCGCTGACAGCCTCCATAGCGATAGGTGTCTCAGACAGGTAGAAGGAGGCAGAGCCTACCCCATTCGTCAGCGTCTTGGAAGCCTTGACGTAGAGGTAGTATTTCTTTGCTGGGTCACTCAGGGCTGCGCTCTCGTAGGCCGCTACGTTCCAGTACTTGTATTCCCCAGCAGCATGAGAGCTACTGAGGTTCTTGATACCGAGCGTGAGGTGCTGGAGAATACCAGCGGGAGCCGACAGCTTCTTGGTGCCAGCATTATAGGTTACGTTGTGAGCTACTGCCGTCGGATTGGTAGTATTGTTCACAAAACGGTATTGCAGCGACTCGTCACCAACGAGCATCTGCATCGTCTGTATAGTGATAGGGTTGATGTTCCCAGTGAAGTTGTCGAAGCCAGCCTCAATCAGGGCGTTCAACATATCCATTGTTTCCTTCGCGTCACGGAAACGTCGCTTGGTGAAATTGATAGCGTCGCGGTGGTACTCCTCACTCTCCACCTCGTAGCTCTCCAGTTTCTTTATTTCCGCTCCGAAGCCTACCGACTGCGTCTGATTACTCAGCTCTATCTCTGGCTTGTGCGGATTGTTCACGTAGTCCTTGATACCGACTATGCGAACCAGTATTCCCGACTGCTGGAAACGGGAGTCCGTAAACTGGATATATCCACCGAGCTTTATCTTGCCTCCGATGTTGTTCCAGTCCTGCTTCGCCCACAGGCTATCAAGCTCTCCCTTGAAGCTGAAAATCTCCTCCTCGTGGTCGAACATATAGCGGACAGCCGCCCTGAACATATCCCATTCAGCACCCGACTTGGTGCTGTTGTCGCGGATGTAAGCGTCAGGGAGCATACATTTGAATACTGCGTAGGTGTCACCAGCAGCGGGCTTGAAGGTCTCGTTTGGCATAGTATAGCCGTCCTCCTCCTTCGGTACAATCTCGAAGCGTTTAGCGGCCTTCCCGTTCACGGCATTGTGGAAGTAGTTCACCTCAAACTCCCCGTGTCCTGCAAGCATTCCCGAATGGAAGATAACAGTCAGTTTCTCGCCCTCGATCTGACAGTCTGCGTAGTTAAGGGTAGAGGGTATGCTGGAGTCCACAAAGTCGTAGAAATTATTCTCTGCGTCCACGGTCACGACGCTGCTCACCGTTCCTACCCGCTTCGGGAAAATGTCGGTGCAGTCCAGCGAGTCCTCAGCATAGGTAGCAGGTGACTTGTCTGCCCTCCTGATAGACATTCCGAGGTCATCAACGGCGTAGGTACGGGCATTGGTAGCGTTGAAGCCGCTTTCGTCCTCGAAATACTGGCCGTCGTAGCGGATAGATTGGTTCTTTGGAAGCAGCAGCACAGATGATCCATACTTCGAGCGGTCGATATTCTCCGAGCCTCCCTGAACAAACAGGAACTCAACGGGCATTGTGTCCGACGAGTTACGCCCTACGCCTGAACGGAAGCCGTTGCCCTTGCCATAGCTAAGTGCGAGCGGGTTGTTCTTGTTGTACTCCACCCGTTTCAGGCTCACCCGCTTGCCGACAATCTCAAACTCCGTATTGAACTCTGAGGCCATTTTGCCAAGCGCGTCCCAGCAATAATCGTGGTCGTAGCTGATAAGGTGCTCCACGCCGTCTATACACTCGCCTACAGTCCACCCGCTGTCCCTGCGGTTCATGTTGTCAACGAACATTTGCAGGTGCTCATGCGGCTTTGCCGTGAGAGGGAATTTCAGCCGCATGTCTACCGTGTTGCGGAACTTCCATATCTTCGCGTCTGCCTGTGGGCTTTCCAGCAGCACCGTGTACTCGAAATTGCGGCTGTGCTTCATCTTTAGGTTCTCAGGGCGTTTAAGGGTGTAGGTCTGCCCCTCGAAAGTGCAGTATGAGCCTACTGGCAGCTCTACATGCTCGGCCAGCGAGTAGTGGAGGGTCAGGTTGTGGTCGCCCATGATAACGCGGTGACGGAAGCTATTGTCCTCGACCTGAACATCAAGGACTACTTGGCCGCTTCTGTTGTATATCTTCATCGTGCTTATGAAATAATCAGTTATTTTATTCAAAAACGCCCGCAGACGGACTTTCGTAGGCCAGCCTAATAACTGCTTAGGCGGGTCGAAGAAAACGCGTCTGCGGGCTTCTCTCGCGTTTTGCTGGCTTCTCGATTACTTGATACCCAGCTCTGCGCAGTCAGCGTCTACCTGAGTTTTCAGGGCAGCACGCTCTTCGAGGAACGTCTTGTAGGCTTCAATCTTTGCCTTGGCCTCGTCGGAAGTCTTGGCACCGTACAGGCCGAGGTTTGCAGCGTTGTACTCGTTGGCCAGCTTCTGCTCACGGTCAACGCTCCAGCGGCCTTTCAGAACGGCCTCTGTAATCTTGTTGGCGGTGACGGGAGCCCATACGGTCACTTCCTCACACTCCCAATGAGCCTTCTGCTCCTGTTCCTCACTCTCGCCCTTGGGTGTCTCAGGGGCGACCTCGACGATGTTGTAGCGGTAGTGATAGCTACCGTTGCCGACTGCCTCAAAGACAGCGGGCTTGTTGTCATAGTTTGCCATAATAATCAGCGTTTATTATTGTTTGTAAAAGATGTTTTGAATTACTATGCTGCGCCCAGCCCAGCCATGAGGCTATGACCTGCTTGTAGTCCTTCAATGAAGGCAGCGGGCTTCGCCTGTTCAGCTTGGCTGCAGCACGGCAGAAATTCTTCTTGATACTCTTGCGCATGAGCTTCTGACTACGATAGAACTGATAGCCCACATAGTCGAGAGCACGACCATGACGGTCGTAGCGGTTTTGCGCAATAGGGAATACCTGATAATTACCCTTGACTTCAAGTCTCAACTCGTTCTCCAGCTTTTCCCGTATGAGCCTGAAAGCGTCGTGGAGCCGCTGCTTGTCGGTTGCATAGAACACTATATCGTCGGCATATTCCTCGCAGTCCAGCCTCAGTACCTCGTTACACCAGTGCATGAAATAGCATAGGTAGATGTTGGCGAGATATTGCGAAAGATAGTTTCCGATAGGCAGGCCTGGGGCTGAGTCGATAATCTCGTCAATCAGCCAAAGCAGGTCAGCGTCCTTTATCTTCCGACGCACCAGTTTCTTCATCACTTCATGATCGATGCTGGGGTAGTATTTACGGATGTCGATTTTGAGGCAGTAGAGGGGCTTGCCCTCGTATTTCCTCAGTACCTTGTCGACATGACGAGCACAACCCTCTATGCCGCGTTTCTTGATGCAGCTAAAGGTGTTGTGTGTGAACGTCCGCACCCATATAGGCTCCAACACGTTCATGATAGCATGATGCACGATGCGGTCAGGATAGTATGGAAGGCGATAGATGATGCGCTCCTTCGGCTCGTAGATAGTGAACACGTCATATTCCGAGGTGTGGAACGTCTTTGTCAGCAGAGCCTCATGCAGGGCAAGTAGGTTGGCCTCACGATTGAGGTCATGCACCTTCACCCCGTGGGTATGGAGCTTCCCCCGCCTCGCTTTTTGGTCAGCGAGACGGAGGTTCTCCAACGAGATTATTTGTCCGTATAAGTTTCCTATACGCTTCATTGGTTTCTCTGCTTTCTTTTCGGGGTCTTCGGTAGCCGATACGAGGGGCGTTCCTACCAACTCCTAATTGGGTTTGCTATTAAGTTTTTTGCCAAGAGGCAAGGCCGTCACACGTGATTTGTTGGACTATTGCTGTCCTAAAGCATTTGCGAGAGCCGATGTTCGTATTCGTATTCGAGGGGGTGTTGTTCGTATTCGCATAGGCGAAGCCTGCATTCGCCTCGTTATTCGCATTACCGCCGAAATGAACACCACGCTCTATGTGACCAGCCCTTGAAGTCATCTATCACTCAAAGTAGTAACGGTTGCCCTCGGAGCGCATTATCACCCTTCGCGGGAAGGCGTTGCGCTTCTTGATTTCCCGTAGGATATACAATATGTCCTGAGACCCTGTGAAGAACTTGCGAGCCTCACTTTCGGGGCTGTCTCGCTCAGGTCGTATCTGAACGAGAGTCTGCCCCTTCGTACCCTTCTGCTTGGAATACTTCGTAGGCACTTCTTCAAGGAAGTCGAACACCCAAAAGGAGGTGTTGACAATCTTCTCCTGCTTCACTTGGTCACCCTTCATGGAGCGGGAGTTTTCATCACGCGGGATATTCAGGAACGACAGCGAGCCGTCATCTACTGGTTGATTGTTATTCTCCATTACTCAGTACAGTTTATTCGGTTGAACGTACAGGCGATGAGACGTGAACGGGCTACGCCCTACGCGGCTTCGCCTTGCGGGATAAAGCAGAGGCGAGAGCCGAAGTACGAATGCGCAGACGAGGGGGCGTTGCCCGTATACGCAGAGGCGAAGCCCGCATACGCCCCGCGATGCGCAGAACCGCCGAAATGAACACCACGGATGGATGTAGAAGTCGGAATGTTCACGTAGTGGTAGTCGCAGAAATAGGTGGTAGAACCGCCACCAGCGAGCGTAGGCATAATGTCGCCACCCTCACCGAAAATGATTTCCTTGACATAACCGCCAGCACGTTCCTCGTTGCCTATGTGGACGTAGTGCTCGTTCAGGCTGCTTGCGAAGTGTGCAGGGTCTGAGCAGACGAATACCTTGCTGACGTTCTCGCCTGCGGTCGGGTATACTTGTACGAGAATACCGTCAGTCCACTGCGAAATATGGCCGAAGGGGTTCTCTACACCACGGTAGCGAGGAACGAACACGTCCTCAGTGATGTTGTGCTCAGGGTCAATGTCAACGAACTCAACCTGACCCGTGCCGTTACCGAGGCTATCGGTATGTCCGCAAGGAACGAAAGGATAGCTCCCGTCGAATTCAGCCCAATTAGTGGCGTTGGTAACTCCAGCACCGAGGCCACCCTGTTTGAAGCCTTCCGCAGTCGGCTGGCCGTTGAAAGCGTCCTGAGTGTTCAGGGTCGCGTACTCAACGACAAACAGCCAGTAGAGGGTCTTCTGCATTTCGTAGGTCATGCAGTTCCACTCCGTAGAGCCGCTCTTGCGGGCACGGGCGAGAGAGCGGAAATCCGTCAGGCTCTTCATCGTAGCAGGACGGCCAAGCTCGGTCTTGTAGGTTTCATCCCAGTCGGCCTGATTGTTGCCGCCACGATATTGGGCAGTCTGATTGGCGACAGAGGCGAGCTTGTTGTTGGTGCGGTCGATAGTTGCCTCATAAGCCGAAACGTACATCTTCTTGACGAGGTGGTAGCCAGGAAGGGGCAGCTCGGAGATCATCACACGACGTTTCGTGCCGTCAGTAATGAACTTGCGATAGTGTGCAGGTATCTCCACCATGACCTGACCCTTTGAACCGTCGCGCACCTGCTGCGTCCAGTCCTGCGGCTGCAGGTATTCCACGACCTCGCCGTTGTCGCTGAGCAATACGCCCTTCATGCGATTTTGAATAGGCAGCGACTTGTGCAGGTCGGTGTTGCCGATACGGGTGCAGGTAGGTGAACTCACTGTGGTGTCGAACTCGATACCGTAGGCTGCTTCCTGCTCCACGTAGGGCAGCATGGAGGCAAGGTAGGCTTTCTTGCTCTCACCGTTCTCACTGACCTCAACAAGGAGGTCGAAGGGGTTAGACCCAGCAGCGTCGGGCAGGTCTACCAAACGCTTTCCGTTCTGAAACGCCTCGATGATCTGTTCGAGGACTGCTTCTTGTGCTGATGTAAGCATGCTTGTTTTGAATTATATTAGTTTAACAATATTGTTACCGTTCCTTTGCAGGAACATCACGTCCTTGGTTGTGTTGAGCCTTAATAGCTCATGCCGCTCAGGAGGCAGCGGGTCGGGCTTTCCTCCTGTCAGTTTCAGGAATGGATAGCCCCCCGTGAAGGTGAACATCATATTGGTCTTGGTGACCATTCGAATGACTTGCGGGTCAGCGTTACTGTGACCTTTCAGGCCGACAACGCCTGTCTGTCTGAGGAAGTAGTGTGCCATAGTCGTTACCTTGATTACTTCGTTAGTTCAACCGCATGTTCCCGTCCGAGAGCAGACGCAGCTCAGTAGCTATATACATACGAATTGCCTTTGCGTCCGTCCACGGTTTGATAGACTTGCCGACGGCAGGGCGAAGGATACGTGCAACGTAGTGCAGCAGCTTGCCCTCGGCAGTGGTATAGCTCTCCTCGCAGCGTAGAGTGCAGCGGTCTATCTGTATACCCTCGCAGTTCTCTCCCTCAGGCGAGATACGGAAGGCATGCTCACCGACGATATTGCCGTCCTCGTCAGCGAAAGGACGCTCTCTACCTTTCTTCACAAAGATGTCGAACTCCAGCTGGTAGGTATTCCTATACTGCTTCGCATCAACCGTCTCGCCACCCTCCTTATTGGCGGTGAACTCGGCTCCAGCGGCTGTATTGAGCCGTGTAGTGTCCTCTTTTGGGATGTCTACGCCTCCCCACGCGGAAGTAGGTACTCCGTCGATAGACGTAGCGTGCGTGATAAAGCACTTTCCCCATGATAGTATTGCCATATAGTTTTCAATTTATTGTTGTTGATATTAGGGTTTCGTCACGCATAGCGTCAGAGAGAATTTCATCCACGGATTGCCCTCAGGGAAGAACTCACTCACTGAACTACTCTTGTAGTAGCAAGGGATTGTTCTGTTCAGCTTTCGCTCGTCAGGCTGAATAAGGTCGTAGAGCAGGGTGTCGTGATTGCGCCAAAACTGGGTCAGGCTATCTGCTCTCATCAGGCACGAAAGCTTCACGTCCTTACTCTGCTTGGTGAGCAGCCGACCGTCGTAAATAGCTCCCGTCTGTGTCTTGATGTTACGCAGGAGGTTGAGCTTCACGGCTGGGGCTTTATCCAGCTCGCTCTGTGAGCCAGCAAGGACTCTCACGCCGTATGTGGAGAAATTGTAGCTGTCAAGCCTCCATGCAGTAGAGGCTGGGACTATCGAAGGTCTCTGAGGTGCCAGCCTATCATGCTTTTCCCTATCCATCGGCTCCCCCCCCCC